GCTTGTACAATTACTACAAACTATGGGTCAGGAATCCCCTCTGTATCCGGTGTTGATTCAGTCGATTGTAGACAATATGCAATTACAAAACAGAGAGCAGTTGATCCAGACAATTCAACAGGCTATGGAGCCAGACCCACAGGCACAGGAACAGGCCCAGATTCAACTCCAGAATCAGGTGGCTTTCCAGCAATCCCAGACCAATGCGCTTAATGGTCAGGCTACAGAGTCAGAAGCAAGGGCGCAGAAGATTGCTACAGAGACTAAGGCTATTCCTATTGACCTTGAGAATGAGAGACTTAAAGCCATTGCTACTTCAATAAGGGCAGAGGGTGATATTGAAAAGGACGAGTTTGAAAGCAGGGTCAAGATAGCCGAGACACTGATAGATGAGAAGAAATTAGGTCTTGAAGAATTGAAAGTTAGGGTAGAAAATTAATCTATTCGATATTATGATATTGTAAGGTTGTGGACAAAGAGGACGAAAAATACATTGACGCCATGTTCGAGATGTTTCGGACGAAAGGATGGCAGATGTTAATGGATGATTTATCCCAGAACGCAACCGCTATAAATTCGGTTGAAGCAACGACAGATAATGAGAATTTGTGGTTCCGTAAAGGCCAGTTGGATATTCTCACCTCACTTGCTTCACTGGAAACTCAAGTTGAGAACATGGTTGATGAGAAAGATTTATGATTTTCGGTGTCCAGACGGACACGTAGTTGAAAAGTACATAGATGACGACATCAAAAATGTACCCTGTGAAATCTGCAAGCAGGAATCAACGAGAGTGGTATCTTGTCGGGGTATTTTGCTTGATCCGATTAGTGGTGATTTTCCATCAACCACTATGAAATGGGCAAGAGACAGACAAGTTAAAATCAAAGCAGAACGAAAGGTAACTGAAGCGTAGGTCTTTCGTAACAAGGTAGCCGACAGGTCTTGTAAATTCGCGGAGTTAATTATGGCAGCAAAACTTTTGAATAAGGAAACCGAAGATAAAACCGAAACCGCCCCGATTGAGGACATAAACAAGGAAGCACCTCAAGCCGATAAGGTGGAATCTAAATTTGCGGAAAAGTCGCGTAATGAATTGGAGTCAATGCTCACTGAGCAGGAGTCAATGATAGGGCGGCAAAGCGAAGAAGTACGAGATGCCAGGAAGCAGATCAGTGCGTATAAAGAAGCAGATAGTTTTATCAAAGGACAACTCCAGAAGCAGGAGCAAGCAGAGCCAAAAGAAGAGTTAGACTATTTTGGAAATCCTGAAGAAGCTATACAGAAATCCATAGAGAACCATCCGTCAGTAAAGGAGAGTCAGGAAGCATTACTAAGACTGCAACAGCAAACCGCTGCACAGCAGATTCTTGCACAACATCCTGACATGGTTTCGATAGTACAAGACCAGAAGTTTATTGATTGGGTATCTAAAGATTCTGTAAGAATGAGATTGTTTAATGAGGCGAACCAACAGCTTAATATAGAGAGTGCGAATTATATTTTTAACGAATATAAAGCGGCCCACAATGTTACGCCACCACCTCAAAAAGAACAGTCCAAGAGAACTGAGTCTGTAAGGGCTGCCTCAACGGGCAGCACATCAGGTAGCTCGGAGCCTATTAGCAAAAAGAAGTACAGGGCATCCGATATAAGAAAACTCAAAAAGGAAGACCCAAAGGCATATGCGGAGAGAGGTGATGAAATACTCCAGGCATATCGAGAGGGTCGTGTTGTTCGTAATTAATTTTTGAGGATTTAAATAATGGCTACTTCAGTATATCCGGCGACGGGTGGCTTTAGTGATACCACGACACAGGCAAATTTTATACCAGAACTGTGGAGTGACGAAATTAGAGCAGCCTATGAAAAACGCCTGGTAATGGCTGGCCTTGTTAAGCGTCTACCGATGGTTGGTAAGAAGGGAGATACAATCCATATCCCTGCACCGACTCGCGGAAGTGCAACAGCAAAGGCTGCAAAAACAGCGGTTACCGTTCAGGCAAACACAGAAAGCGAAGTACAAGTCTTGATTAACAAGCACTATGAGTATTCAAAACTCATGGAAGATGTTGCTGAAATTCAGGCACTTGCAGACATGAGAGGATTCTACACTGATGACGCTGGCTATGCGCTTGCGACCCAGACAGACGTAGACCTCCATAACGAAGGTAAGAATATTGGTGATGCCAGTGATAACTGGGTTGGCAGTGGTTCTTACTACACTGATGCGTCCTCTGGACTGACAGCGTATGCGGTTGATACCGTAACCACTTCAGACCTCGTTACAGACGCTAGTTTTAGAGGTCTTATAAAACTTCTTGATGACAATTCAGTGCCTTTCGATGAAAGATATTTTGTCATTCCACCTTCACTCCGTAAGACTTTGATGGGCATTGATCGTTATGTGTCTTCAGACTTTGTTGACGGACGAGGGGTGCAAAATGGCAAGATCGGGAACCTTTATGGAATTGATATTTATGTAACAGCTAACTGTTCAGTTACCGAAACCGCTGCTCAAAACAGCGCCGGTGGTGAGCTTAAAGCGGCTACATTGTTCCATAAGGAAGCCTTTATTCTTGCAGAGCAGCAGAACATTCGCGCTCAAACCCAGTACAAGCAAGAGTGGCTTGGTACATTATTCACTGCTGATACCATTTATGGCGTGAAGACATACCGACCTGATGCAGCATTTAACATGGTTGTTAATGCGTAGATGTCCCTTGAGTAGATATTTGGGGGCTTTAATTAGCCCCCTTTTTTAATTTAACTAGGGGTACGATATGGCAACGATTGTTACCAAAAACTCCAGTACCGCAAGCGCGGTTCCATCAGCAAGCGATCTGGTACAAGGCGAATTAGCCGTCAATGTTGCTGATAAACGCCTGTTTACTGAGGATAATTCTGCAACAGTCATCGAGCTTGGAACTGCGCCTTCCACTGTAACTACGGGTGCGGTTTCTGCCACTTCAGTTACTTCAAGCGGAGCGATGCAAGGTACTGTCATTACTGCGACCACCAATTTCGCAGGCGCAGTGACAGGAAATGTTACCGGCAATTTGACGGGAGATGTTACTGGTGATGTAACTGGTGATGTAACTGGCTCTGCTGGATCAGTTGCAGTTGGTGGCATCACTGGCGCTGGTACTGGCGTAACAACTTTTTTAGCCACTCCAAGCTCTGCAAACCTACGCACAGCGGTAACAGATGAAACCGGAACAGGCTCATTAGTTTTTTCTACAAGTCCAACACTTGTTACACCAGTTTTAGGAACTCCCGCATCCGGCACATTAACCAATGCGACAGGACTTCCGGTTGCCACGGGCATATCAGGACTTGCATCAGGTGTAGCCACTTTTCTTGCAACCTCTTCTTCAGCCAATCTAGCCAGCGCCGTAACAGATGAAACAGGGTCAGGTTCATTGGTCTTTTCTACAAGCCCCACACTTGTAACTCCCGTTCTAGGTACGCCTTCATCGGGTACTTTGACCAATGCAACAGGATTACCAATATCTACAGGGGTATCAGGGCTTGGATCAGGTGTAGCCACTTTTCTAGGCACACCTTCCTCGGCAAACCTTGCGACTGCTATTACGGATGAAACGGGATCGGGGGCATTGGTATTTGGCACAAGCCCTACATTAGTGACCCCAGTTTTAGGCACACCAGCAAGCGGTACACTAACTAACGCAACAGGACTTCCGATTTCTACGGGGGTATCAGGACTTGGAACAGGAGTTTCCACCTTTCTAGGAACTCCATCGTCAGCCAATCTAGCTTCAGCAGTAACTGATGAAACGGGTTCGGGTGCATTAGCTTTTGCTACAAGCCCAACCCTGGTAACGCCAGTTTTAGGAACTCCGGCTTCTGGCACATTGACTAATGCTACTGGATTACCCGCTGCTGGTGTTGTTGGTACTGCCGCAATATTGGGCGCTAATACCTTTACAGCCCTTCAAACTCAAGCTGCTGGTGCTGACATAGCTTCAGCTACGGCTGTAGACCTTACTGCCGCCACTGGAAATGTGGTGGTCATTACTGGAACAACGACATCTACAAGTCTGACAATGACCAAAGGTCAGCAGATGACGCTTATCGCTGCTGCTGCATGGCCTCTGACTTATGATGCCACAACGATGAACATTGTTGGAGGAGTAAGTTATACCTGTGCGGCTGGTGATAGACTTTATGTGGTCAAAGATGATGATGACGTTATCCGAGTATCAGTTAATAAGCAGGATGGTACGGCGGTTGTGGCAGCGGGTGGGGCAGCCAGCCAGATAACAGTAGCCAACGAAGCCACTGACACTACTTGTTTCCCAACATTCGTCACCGCAGCAACGGGCGATCTTGGGCCGAAATCTAATACTGGGCTAACTTTCAACTCAAACACTAACTCTCTTGCGACCACTACATTTGTTGGCGCGTTGACAGGAAACGCATCTGGTTCTGCTGGATCAGTTGCGGTTGGTAATATCACTGGTGCTGGTACTGGAGTATTGACAGCCCTAGCAGTGAATGTAGGTTCTGCTGGCGCTCCTGTCGTGTTGGGCGGTGCGCTAGGCACACCATCAGGCGGTACATTAACAAATGCCACGGGATTACCAATTTCGACTGGAGTATCAGGGCTTGCAACTAATGTCGCTACGTTTCTAGGGACATCTTCCTCATCCAACCTTGCTTCAGCGGTAACGGATGAAACTGGTTCAGGAGCTTTAGTATTTGGCACAAGTCCAACGCTTGTTACTCCGGCTCTAGGAACACCAGCATCCGGCGTATTGACAAATGCAACGGGGCTTCCTTTAACTTCTGGCGTTACTGGGACTCTTCCCATTGCCAACGGTGGCACAAATTCAACATCCACCACTTATTGCAGCCTTACAGCTAATGTTTCAGGAACTCTCCCCGTAGCTAATGGAGGAACTGGGGCGACAACTCTAACAGCAAATAATGTCGTGTTGGGTAATGGCACATCGGCTGTTCAGGTAGTAGCACCTGGCACATCAGGGAATGTATTAACCTCTAACGGTTCTACTTGGACCTCGGCAGCGGCCGCTGGTGGTGGCGTAGGAAATCAGGCTATTGAGTTAGAAACTGATAATGGATATGGCTCGTCAGCTACGGCTATCCGCAAATATGCGACTACAAAAGTTAATGTCGGGTCTGATATGACCTTAGCAATGGATACTACCAATGGGGCAGTAATCACTATAAATACTACTGGGATTTACGCTATTTATATGAGAGATAAAAGTACTGCGTCGGGTAATTCATTTGGTGCATCAGTAAACGCTGGTGATGTGACAGCAATAATTTCAAATCTAGCTACTGCACAAGTATTAATGTACAGCCAAACTCAGCCAGAGTCCGGCACAAATACAGCTTATATGCTATCTGTTTCTAGAACTGTGCGATTAGTAGCAGATGATATTGTCAGACCTCAGAGCAACACATCAGGCGGCGGCGATATATGTTTTATGATAACAAGAGTGGCTTAATCTAATGATTAAACTTTGCAAAAGCGGAGTGATTTAATGACTAAACTTTTAGTAAATGCGCCAACGGGCGAGCAGCAAATAATTACTGTTGGTGAAGGTGGCGCTTATTGTGACATAAATCGGGTGCTGTGGGATGAGCGAATTGATGGTGAGCTACCAGATATAACGCTTGGCGGTATGGTTCGTGTTGATAATAATTTAATCTTAGATGAGACATTGTTGGCGAAATCTGTAAAAGCTATAGATGATATGAAAGCCGAAGAAGTTAGAAGTCAAAGAACTGCACTATTAAGAACTACAGATTGGATGGCAATAAGAGCATTTGAAAGTGGTACTGCGGTTCCTTCTGATTGGGCTACATATCGTCAGGCTTTAAGGGATGTACCGGAACAAGGAGGTTTTCCAAACACTATAACTTGGCCCACTGAGCCTAGTTAAATAGGTAAAATGGAGAGGTCATTGTGAGTGATGAGAAGATTTCTTTTTGCCTTATTGCTACTAGCTTCTCCTGTGTTTGCCCAGGAGACAACTACCACTAACGTCAATACGGATAATGACACTGATATTACGTCTACGACTACGGCTACAACAACGAACACCAACGTCAATACCACGACCACAAGCAATACCAACGTATCGACAAACACCAATCTCAATACGAATACTTCGACTTCAAATAATACGAATGTAAACACTAATACTTCAAATAACGTAAATACTTCGACGAGTACAGCAACTAATACTAATCAGAATACCAATACAACGAACTACACGGGGGCATCGACTAACACAAATACTAATCTCAACACTAACAATTCAACAGTTACGACAAACAATGCCTCAAATAACGTAAATACCAACAATAATAGCAGTCTGAATATTAACCAGAACGCAACTACGGTTACGGCTAATAACTCAAATATAAATAACAACACCACTAACAATACATCGAACAATACCAATCAGAATACAAATCTGAATACGTCAAACAACACGAATGTTTCAACCAATACCAACAATTCAACCAGTAATAACACCAATAACAACACGAATGTAAATACATCGAACAATACGAATACCAATAGCAGTTTGAACGTCAATCAGAATTCGACAACGGTTACTGCTAACAACTCAAACATAAACAACAGTACCAGTAACAATACAAATAATTCGACCAGCAACAACACAAATAATTCGACCAGTAATAACACTAACGTATCGACTATAACGAATAGCAGTAATTCAAATAACGTCAACCAGAACACAAGCGATGTAACCCAAAATTCAACAAGTAATAACACAAACACTAACATCAGTAGTTCCACCGATGTGTCGCAAAGCACGAGCGAGATAAGCAGTAACGCTAACAACACATCGAACAACACCAGCAATAATACAAATACTAATAATTCTACCAATACTACAACGCAGCGGGTCAGACAGCGCATCGAGACACCACCGCCAAGTGCCATAGCGCCCTCTATAGGTTCCAGTTATTCACAGGACTTATGTACTACTGGCATATCAGGAGCAGTGCAGACGCAGATACTTGGATTCTCTGCGGGTAAGTCTATTACTGATAAAAACTGCGAAAGGATAAAGCTGGGCAAGACTCTTTATGACATGGGTATGCGAGTCGCTGCCGTGAGTCTTATGTGTCAGGACTTCAGGGTTTTCTCGGCAATGCGGCAAGCCGGAACTCCGTGTCCCTATGAAGGGATGATTGGTGAAGAGGCAGCATTAGCTTGGGAAGCCAACCCCGACCAAGCACCGGAAGACCCTGACAACAGACCGCGCAATAATCGCAACTGTCAGGCCCGTGCAGGGCGATGCTAATGAGATGGCTAATAGCCCTTCTCTTTTGTTCCACCGCCTACGGTGCGAGTACAAGCGATCCTACGGCATATATCTATGAAGGCTCTCAGGCGCTTATAGACCTGTCGGGGATGTCCGGTACTACGAACATGAATGCCTGTGATGACTGTATTTCTGGATGGAGTCCAGATTTCGGGTTTGATTTTGATATCTGGGGTAACTCCTATAGCAAAGCCAAGATGTCTACTAATGGGTGTGTCAACTTCTCAGGTCTTAATTGCAGCGATTACACTCCGCAGCCGTTGCCTTACCGGGATGAAACGCTGTATCCCTTTTGGACAGACCTGATCCGAAACAACAACAGTAAGATGCTGTTTAAGTCGTTTGATGATTATGTTGTGTTCGGCTGGTATGGGATGAAGGAGTATCAGTGGCCTTCCCATAGGGGTAGCAATAGTTTCGAGACTATACTTTGGGAAAATGACACCTATGAATACCGCTATGGTGCGCTGGACATTACCAACCATGATGTTCTGATTGGTGAGCAGCATACCAGTTCTGTGCATAAGACCTTCAGGTACTTTGATGACGGTACGGGAGGTCATAATAACTGGGATTCGTTTGATGCGAGTTTTAGTGGGAATGTCTTGGAAGGCGGAGGGTCGCTATATTCGGCCTCACTTACTGAGCTGTGTAATGCCAATCAGCTATACAGCACCTCATGCTCTGGTTATGCGGCAGCTTACTTGGCGCAGCAATGTGGTATCAGTGCCTTATATGATTCTACCTGTAGTGGTTATGCAGCCGCATATTTATCTCAACAGTGTGGCATTAGCGCACTATACGATTCCAGTTGTTCAGGGTATGCAGCGGCTTATCTGTCTCAACAATGCGGCATTAGCGCGTTATATGCCTCAAGCTGTGATGGCTATGCTGTGGCTTACTTATCCCAACAGTGTGGCTTAGATGCTACCTATGATTCTTCCTGTGACGGATACTGGGAGGCGACATTCGTAGCAACGGTTACTGAGGACTACAGCGATGTCGTAGTTGGCGATGAGGTATCTGATTATTACTTTGTTGATGATGACGAGCTAACTGATTACTACGAAGTTGATCTCGTAGTGGATGATGTAGATTATGATTATGGGGTAGTGGATACTACCTATAACGATGGGTCTACGGTTGATGACAATCCGGGTTGGGAAGAACCTCAGCCAATATATGTAGTTGTGGTAGAGGTGGTGGAAGAGGTTGTTGTAGAAGTCTTTGAGCCTGACCCGTTGCCGGTAATCGAAGAAGTTTTCGAGGAGGTCTTTGAGGAGGAAGTCTTTGAAGAAATCATTGAAGAAGTTTACGAGGAAGTGGTTGTAATAGAGGAAATCTTTGAGGAGGAAGAAATCTTTGAAGAGCCTGAAGAGATTTTTGAGGAAGTCTTTGCAGAAGAAATCGAAGAGGTATTTGAAGAGGAACTGATTGTCATTGCGGAAGTCTTTGAAGAAGAGATCGAAGAAGAGGTGGAAGTTGTAGAGCTTGAAGCGTCTGTCGAGGAAGTTGCTGTAGTAGAGGAAGAGATTGTGCCTGAAGTGGAAGAGCCGCAGAGGGCAGCAGTGGATATTACTAAGCTGGCATTAAGCATAGTTGCCGAGACTTCAGTTATACCTACCGCTATAGCTCAGAGCGCAGTGTCCCAGACCACAATTACGCAGCCTGTCCAGACAACAATTACGCAGCCTGTCCAGACCTTCAGTGGTGGGCCAGCGCAGGGTACTCAGGTCATTGCTTCTCCGCAGACCTTTACCCAAGGTACATTTGCTATTACGCCTACACCAGAAGCCACTTTCGCTGACAC